CCCCAGGCGCCGGGCACCGGAACGTTCCACATGTGAAGGGTCATATCTGTGTCTCCTTGTGCTCTGGGCCTAGACCGAGGCGACAGCGTCGGTCGCGGGGCCAACGATGACGTGACGCTGCAGCGCACGCGCCGGGACCTGATACCACGTGTCGCAGTACTGCACCCACGTGAACGGCTGGTCGCGGTGACGCAGCGGCTCGTGCTTCTCCATGTACCGATCCACGTGGAACACGGGGGTCAGGTAGTTCAGGTTCAGCATGTAGAAGCGGGGACCGCGGTTCTCCGCGTTCGTGTCCATCTCGGAGACCGGGGCCGAGGTGGCGGTGTCGTGCGGGTACAGCGGCGCCGTGTCGAGCGTCGAGATGCGCAGCACGTCGATGCCCGAGTAGGCGGGCATGTTGACCGCCGGGTCGGAGTAGTTCGCGAACGAGTCCTGCGACGCGCGGAGGTGAGCCTTGTAGCGAGCCTCGCCGTGGATGCTCGCGCAGATCACCTGCTTGTTCATGACCGAGTTCTCGAAGTACTCCGTCTTCGTCGGGGGCGGCACGAACTTGGCCAGGGCCCAGCCGCGGTCCATGGCCTGGAGCAGCGTCTGGTTCGTGGCCGAGTAGCCCACCCAGTTCGGCTCCGCGATGTTGTCGTAGCGGACGCCCTGGCTGGGGCTGAAGGTGTCGTACCCGGCGGCCGGCAGAGCCTGACCCTGGCTCGCCGGCGCCCACTTCGTCTCGACCACGGGGTTGATGCTCTGCTTGGTCGTCCACACGGTCTTGCCCGTGGTCGAACCGCCCGTGCGCGAGTAGAACAGGCCGTAGCCCCACTCGTTCACCAGCGCCGGGATCGAGTACGGCTTCTTGCCGTCCTGCGATTCCATGTCGGCCGTCTCGGGCACGGCCCACAGGGCGTTCTCCATGCCGTTCAGCATGGAGGTCCACATGCGCTGCTCCTTGGCGTACTTGAGGCGCTTGTAGACTTGGTGACGCGCCGCCGTGGTGAGGCCGCGCGGGACCTGACGCAGGATCTCCTGGTCGGTCCACGACATGTGGTCCACCCCGAAGCGCCACTCCGCGACCCAGCTTGCGCCGGTCTGCGGGTTGGTCGGGGTCAGAACCTCGTTGGGGTGGTAGTTCTGGTACGTCGACTGCTCGTCGAACAGAACCTCGTCGCGGATGTCCGCGCCGCCTTGAAGCGTCATCGCCGCCTCGCCGCCGCGGAGCATGCGGCCGAGCAGATAGGTCTGCTTGACCGCTTCGTTGACGATTTCCTCGGGGCCCGTCAGGTACGACGGGCCGGTCAGACGCATGAACTGCGTGTATGTACTCGGTGCCGAAGCCATCTCTGTCTCCTGTTACCAGCCAGACCGCGCGCTGATCTCAGAGTCCGTCTCGCCGTTGTCGAGGCCGCTCAGCACGGCTTCCAGCCTGTCGTCCAGGCTCATCGACACCGCCGACTTCGGACGCTGCGACGGGGACGACATCCGCCCCCGAGCGCGGGCCGTGGCGCTCATCTCGGACTGCTTACCCCGACTGGACATCTGCTCGTCGTAGAACTCGGCCTTGGCCGCGTCTTCGAGCGCCGACAACATGTTGTCGTGCACGCCCGAAGCCAGATTGGCCTGGACCCGACGCTCGACTCGCTTCAGTCCTTCACGGGTCGCGAGTTGAGGGAAACGATCCGTCAACTCGGCCGCGGTCTCCTTCAGCACCAGTTGCATCAGGATCGCGTCGCGCCGGCTGTCGCGTTGTTCGCGCGCATCCAGGCGACCGATCAGCGGTGACACCAGTGCCTCCAGACCTTCCCGCAGCACCTCACCTCCCTCGTCGTCGAGGCCAAGGACCTCCGAGAGCTTCGTGTGCACCGCGGTGAGGTCAGCCCGAGTCGTGGCTTCGGTAGGTTCCGACTCGGGTTTCTCCGGGGCGTCAGTCTCGGTTCCCTTGCTCCGCAACTGCTGGAGTTCGGTGATCTTGCCATCGGCGTCGCGCTGGATCTTCGCAAGCTGCGAGCCCCAAGCGACGACCTCCTCGCGCGACAGCCCCTGCACGACGGCACTGGGCGTCTTGGCGCGTCGGAGCGCACGAAGCGCGTCCTCGTAGTTGGCCTCCTCCTCGGGCGTCGCGTCGACATCCTCCGCGGGCTCGGCCTTCGTCTCGACCTCCTCGGCCTTCACGCGCGGCGGGTCCTTCGCCAGCGGCGCCTCCATCTCATCCTCGCCGTCGGGCGCGGACTCCAGCTTCGCCAGCGCGGCGTCGTCGCTCATCTTCGGAGCGCCAACCGCCTCGCGCAGGGCATCGAACGATTCCAGGTCAGGTCGTTGTTCGGTCATGTCGTCGCCCCCTTAGAGTTCCCCGTACCGCATGTCCAGACCTTCCTTGTGCCGTTTCTTGGCCTCGTATTCGCGGATCTCCCGCATGCCGTTGAACCGCGGTTTGCCGTTCTTCGGGTTGTGCGCCGGGGCGTCGGGGTCCCAGCGCGGAAGCTGGTGGGATTCGAACACCCGGCTCTGCATCATCCTGCTCGTGGCCCCGCGGACCAGGACACCCTCAGTCCCGACCACCTGGGAGCGGATCTCGGCCATGTCGGGGCCCAGGTGCACCAGCCTGTACCGGACCCCGCCCTCGGTCACCGTCAGCGGCACCTTGGCGTCGTCCGGCAACTCCACCGGGAGCGGGATACCGTCCGCCGACTCGTACCTGTGCACCCTCACGCGCCACCTCCTAGCTGCTGGGCCTTCACCTTCGTCCCGCCGGCACCAGCGCCAGCGGGCTCCTTGCGGCCACCCTTGGCCCCGAGCTTCAGCGTCACGCCGCCCAGGGGCTTGCCGGCCGTGTTCCTTCCGAGCGAGGCCTGCGGCGGCTCCGTCGAGCCCTGCTCGCCTCCGAACTGCGCCATCTGCGCGCCCCACTCGGCCGCGCCCTGGATGTCGATGAAGTTCTCCAGCCCATCGATCCCCAGCAGCGAGCCCAACTCGGGCAGCACACGGCCCCAGTCCATGAACGGCGCCGACGGAATCGCCTGACCCAGCCACCCGATCACGCTCATCATCTGATCGGCGCGCGCACGCCGGGTCGCCGGCGTCTCGGGCTCCATCGCGAACGGGGCGATCTCGAACTGCAGGTCGTCGAACGTCATGCCCTTCATCGGGCCGCCGCGCAGCATCGGCTGGACCATGCCGGGCACCTGCCCCTTGACCCCGATCACGACGCGGTCGTCGTGGTAGCAGTACCACGCCAGCGCCTCGTAGATGTCCGACACGAACCTGCGGAACACCGCCACCACGTCGTTCGTGCGCGCATCGCTCGACGCCGACGCCAGACTCGCCTCCGTCGCCGTCCCGTCGCCGGTCACCATGCCGCGCTGGATGTCGTCCATCCCGAGCAGCCTGTCGGTCGAGTTCCGGCGCATGTCCAGGTGCTGGATGCCCGACGCCGACACGCCGCCCATCTCGACGCTGGTCAGCGACCCCTCGCCAGACAGCGGCACGCTGTACCCGTCCTCGGCATCGAGCAGGTCCGATGTCGTCTGGTCTCCACCGACCACGCCGACCACGCGCTTGTACCTGCGCGCGGCGCGGTTGTTCGCTCGCCCCGCAGCGGCCAGTTCGCGCATCGAACCCTCGGCAGCCAACGTCGGGCTCATGCCCAGGTGCACGTGCTCGTTCTCAAGGAACTTCGCCGTCACGAACGGGCCCGAGCGCGGACCGTAGAACTTCCTCGGCCTGCGCAGGCTCCAGGCCTTCTCGTCGGCCTCGTCTTCGAGCGTGTCATGCTCGCCCTGCGCCGCGCCGAGCGTGTAGATCGTGCCGCTGAATCCGTCGTCGGGGTCCTCGCCGGCGGCACCGTGATCCTCGGGCACGAACACCTCGTAGATCGCCACCTGTCCACGCGCCGGCACACCTTTGCGCTCGGGCTGCACCACGTCGACGCCGGACTCCTCGGCCAGCGCCTTCACGTTCTCGACGTGCCAGTCGTCGGGGTTGGCCTCGGCCTCCTCGATCAGCCCGTCGAGGTCGCGCAGCATCACGTGCCCCTGGAACCTCGGCGCGCCAACGGGCAGCGGGTCCTCGAAGTAGCACCGCGGGTCGATGCGGTACATCTGCGGCCACCACACCGGGCGCCCCTCGGCCGTCATCCCCTCGCGCGGCTCAGGCGAAACCATCGCCACCGCGTAGTCGAGCAGGTAGTCGACGCACAGCGTACGGAACGTGCGCCACATCTTCTGCTCGTGCGTCATGCGGCTGAGGCCGTCCTGCATCGCCTTCGCCACCGCTCTGGTCAGCAGCTCGGGACGCTTCGACTTCACCAGCACATCGGGGTTCGAGAACGCCGCGCGAGGCAGCACGTAGCAGATGTACTCGTACAGCGCGTTCTCTGGGTCGTACTCGTCCCCAGAGTCCGCGGCTTGGTACGGGCCGGCAATGCGCTCCAGGCGCTCCTTGCGAGTACGCAGACGCCGCTCCCGCGCTGCCTCAGCAGCACGGACCTCGGCGAGCAGCGCGCCCGGAGTCTTGCAGCCGGCGAACATCTAGCGGGTTCCCTTGCGACGAGCAGCCTGTGCGCGCCCCTTCGTGCGGGCGGCCTGCGCGCGGCCCGCCAGCGAGCGCGTGGCGGCTCTGCTGAACATGGACGGGCGCGAGGACGAGGCCGCACCGCGCGAGGAGACGCCGCCCGACAGGCTGCGATTCTGAGCGCCGTTCGTGCGCAGCGCAGGGGCGCCGCCCCTCGCGGTGACCTTGCCGGCCTTCTTGCGCCCGTAGAGCTTGCCGAGCGCCTTGCCGTATCCGCCACCGACCTTCGGCTTGGCCTTCGGCTTGGCCTTCGACTTGGCGCCCGACATGAGGCCGTTGAACCCGGCCACGCCGCTGCGCTTGCTTGTCGACTTCATCTTGCTGGCCAAACCACTGATGAGTTTTCCGTTGAACATGCTGATCTCCTACTGGACTACGAACGGCTTCTCGGGGAACAGAGTCGGGAACAGCAGCTTGGTTCCGCTCATCGCGTCCGGCCCCTCCCACACGACGTAGGAGAACGGACTCGTGTTGTTGAACCCAGCCTGCACCGATCCGATCACGATGTCGCGACAGCCGTTGTCGACGCGAATCGGGATGCGGTTGAAGTCGCCCTGCTTGTTGAGCAGCGTGAAGTGGCTCGAATCCAGCAGGATGTTCGCTTGGTTGGTCATCCACACGCAGTAGCCCGTGTTGCGCAGCGTCGACGGGCCAGAGATGTTGTGCCAGCGGTTGCCCTGGATGCTCGTCGCCTGACCGATATTCTGCGTCGCGTTGGCCAACCTCACGACGGACCCAACCGCGCTCATGCGGCCGAACGTGTTCGAGTGGACCGAGCCGTACGCGCCGCCGATGAGACGCACGAAGTCCCAGCCGGTCATGACCTCGAAGAAGTTGTCCGAGTAGTGGAAGTGGTGCCCCTCGGTCGTCGACGCCGCAACCGTCACCAGACCGCACTCGGTGCCAGAACCCGTGATCGTCGCACCGCTGTAGTGCTCGTCGGCGAGCCCGATCAGGCCGTAGCCCGAGTTGCCGGTGAACGAGCAGAACAGCGAGTCGTGCATCGCGAGGATGCCGCGGATGTTCGTCGGCGCGGCCGACGTGATGTTCTCTGGCGAGTCATGCGTGAACGTGCAGTTGCGCACCTTCGCGTGCACCGCGTACTCCATCCTGATGCACGTCCAGCCGATGGGCTCCGTGTCCGTCCCGACCGTCGCCTCGCGAGTCGCGTCGCACAGGAACCGGCACCCGTCGATCAACGCGCCCGAGACCATCGCCGTGCCTGACGTGCCGGTGACCTTGATCGCGTTGCACTCCTGGCCCGCGGCGACGAGGTTCGCGATGCTGAACTCCACGTCGCGCAGGTGCACGTCGTGGGCGCCGGCCTGGATGTCGAACAGGTTGCGCTCGACGTTCATCGCGTAGTTCGATGCGTCCTCGAACCGACCGCCGATCCACTCCGTGCCGGCGCCGGCAGAGGTGACGCGCATCGCGCCAAAGAGGTTTCCACCCCCGGAGGTCGTCATCTGAATCACGGCGCCCGGAGCGCAGATCACGCGCACCGGCTTGTTGATCGCGGGAAGCGAGGACGCGACGCGGTACACCGTCGAACTGGGACCGAGGATGACCTCGCCGCCAGTCGTCGGCAGCAGGCCCATCAGGCTGTTCCAGAATGCGCCGAAGTCGTTGCCCGGCGTGTACGCGAGTTCAGCCCACGCGCCCACCCCCGCAGCCCGGTAGTACGCAATGTTCTGCTGAGCCATCAGAGCCTCACTTTCCTACGCCGCGAGGCGTGCGATGGGGTGTAGTCGAACGTGGATCCGCCGGCGCCAGGAATACGGCGCACGCTGCGGTGACCCAGGACCGCGCCCATCGAGTAGTCGGGCAGACCAGTCTCCGCGGGCTTGGGCGTGAAGTCCTTCTGCCACGACCACGTCAGCGCGTAGATCAGCGCGTCGATGGCGTGGTCGGGATACGTCGGGTCCGGGTCGCCGACGGAATCCACCGGCAGCACCTGACCCGGACGCGCCTGACGATACGGCCACTCCAGCAACTCGTCGGTCAGGCAGCGCGCGCCGAGTTCGATGCGATGATCCGGCCCGCCGTCCACGCGCATCGCGTCGTCGAGCACGTAGAGCATGTCCGTCGCGAACTGCGTGCGCAGGTGCGCGCGCGTCGCCTCGCCGAACGACTTGTCGCCGCGCTTCGACTTCACCACCGGAACAACCGGGCTGCCGCTCAGGCGGCTGTTCAGGAACACGATGTCGCGGTGGTTCGCGCTGTCGGCGATCACGCGCACAGGGCGGAACTCCTCGATGATGTCGTGCACCTTGGCCGCCCACCAGTCCTGGTGCTCGTCGTACCGGTACACCTCGCGCACCACGTAGGCCGGGCCGCCGTACTCGGGATACCCCAGCACGACCAGCGCCTGCGTGCGGCCGAAGTCCAGGCCGGCCACGTGGAACGCCATGCCGGGGATCTCGTCGATGCCGAGCACGTGGCGGTCCTGGTCGAACGTGTCGATGATGCGGCCCTCGTTGTCGCACCACTCGCCGAGGTACAGCCGGCGACGGTCAGCGCCGGACATCGCGCGCAGGCGTTCGAGGTCTTCCTCGCTGCACCGCGGGTTGTCCTCGTGCCGCGTCCTGATTCGCTCGACGCGGCCCTCGTTGCACGCGAGGTTGAGGTGGTGCCTGGGCGTGTCCGGGTTCGTGTCGCCCATCTGGATGCCGAACGGGCAGCGCGTCGGACGGTCGCCCTTGCGCACCGCGCGCCCGAGCTTCTCCCACACGTCCTTGCGCGACTCGACGGCCTCGTTCCAGTACACGATGTCCCACTCCGACGAGTACCACCGCTGCGGGTCGTCCATGTGGCCGAGCACGATCTCGGAGCCGTTCTCGAACACGTAGCGCGAGCGGTGCTCGCCCTGGCCGTATCCCTCCTGGCGCACGAGCGGATGCTCTGGCCACAAGACCTGCGTCTCGAACGTCTTCTGCCAGCCGTCGCGCAGGTCCGCTCGGAACTTGCGCACGACCAGAATGCGCGTCCACGGATACCTCTCGGCGGTCTCGTACAGGAACTCGGCGATGGCGCGCGTCTTCCCGGTGCCGGCCGGGCCCTCGACGAGCACACGCGGAGGCGGCCGCTCCTGGCCGTCGAGCCAGCGGAAGATCCGGCGCAGGTTGCCGTGCGGCCGGTAGACCTGCTCGACGACCTCAGGAGTCGGCATCCTGGCTCCAGCTAGAGCGCACGTGCACGATCACGTCGAATCGGATCGGCCCATCGGTGAGGCCGGGCACGATGCCGCCGCCGTGCGTCACGCGGAACTCGCAGCGGTACGTGCGCCCGCCGCGGAAGCGCACCGTCGGCAGCGACGGGCTCGGCACCGCGGTGTTCGAGTGGACGACGGTGAATCCCGCATTGAAGCCGCTCCCACCCAGGCGCCAGCCCGACGTTGTCCACGGGCTCGACTCGGAGTTGAACGTGGACGCGACCGAGTAGTCGGTGACCTGTGTCGGGTCGCCCTCGTTGACGAGCGTGGCCGGCGCACCGGGATCGGTCACGTCGTACACGTGCACCGACGCGCCGGTTGCCGTCTGGTACGTGGCCGTGTCGGAGGGCGGGTTGTCGTCGACCAGGATCTTGCCCGCCTCGGTGAGAAGCTGCGCGCGCACGAGCACGTTCTCGCCCTGCAAGATCTCGGTCGTGGCCTGGATCTTCACGGCGCGACTCCTTCGGCCTGGACGCGCGGCATGCGCTTGCCGGCCTGCACCGCGGTGCGCTCGCCGTCAGTGAGCGTGCCACCGACTGGCGCGGGGTCGTCCAGTTCGAGGTACTGCTCAGCGATGTAGTGGAACACCGCGCCCACTGTCTGCGCGTCGACGGATCGGATGCGCAGGTCGGTGTAGTCGACGATGGTCGCGATCTCGCCGGCGGTCAGGTCCCACGAGTACCACGCAAACCCGACGCCCGGAGGCTGGGTGTGCGTGCGCGTGGCCACGAGCGTGGCGCCGTCGTAGACCGAGAAGTCGATCAGGACTGGCGCGACCGATGCGCCGAAGCGCCGCGTGCGCGCCCACATGCGATGCAGCCCGCCGGGCGCGGGCTCGGCGCCTGGATCGACGGCGACCTCGCACACGTCGCCCTCGGTGTTGCCCGAGACGTAGCTCGCATCGGACGAGTCCGAGAGCGCCTCCCACGCGGTTGCGGCGAGGCGCAGCGACCACCCCGCATCGAGGGTCACGTCGGAGGCCGGGCGAAGGATCTGGACCACGGCCCACGCCCGTAGCGGCGGCGAGGCGCTCGGTCAAGAAACTGGGCCCGCCACCCAGCCGGGGGACGGGCCCAGTCGAGCACGCCAGGATGGAGGGCTGGGCGCTCTAGTCGGTGTCGATGTCGGCGTCGGTGCTCGGAGTCGAGGACTCACTCACCAACTCCGCGTCGATTGTCACCTCGCGCACCTTTCGGCGCAAGACGCCGGTGTCGATCTGCGCGTGCAGGTGGGCCTTGGGCACGGGCCCGTACAGGCGTTCGAGCAGGAGCCGGGCGGCGCCGAGCATGGCGGGGTGGTTCTTGTCCTCGGCGACCTCGGCGATGGCGCGCACGATGCGGTCGACGCCGCCCTCCTGCTCCAGGGCCAGCTCCAGGGCCTTCTTGAGGCGCGTCTCGGGCTTCCCGCCGTAGCCCCAGGGGTTGCGCCCTGGTTCGTCGGGTCGCTGTCCGGGGCGCAGGGCGCCGCCGTGCGGCTGGGGGATGAGGCCAGTCTCGGACACGTCTCGGAACCCTAGCACCCCGGACCCGCGGCGCGTGGGCCTTACAAACTACTTACTCAAGGCCCTTGCATGGCCAGCCGAGATAGTGCATACTGTGCATACAGGTTGAGCATGGTGCTCAGCTTGAGAACCGATGGAGGGTTCGATGAGAAACGAGAAACGACTGGCCCGGCTGGCCGCCCTGACGGTGAAGGCCATCGCCGAGAACCGTGCGGTGATCAAGGCGGATCGTCCCGGCCTTGCCACGACCACGCGCTCGATCTGCCTGCTCGCGCTCACGACGCGCGCCGCTGGGCTTCCGGCCCCGACCCTGCACGATGCCCGTCAGGCCGTGCTTGAGACGTGCCGCAAGGACAAGGCCCGCAAGGGCTACTACGTGCCGATCCGCGAGGGTCGCGGCCGCCATGGCCGGCTGTGGCTCCTTGCTCGCCGGTGGCGCGCCGGCAGCGGCGACATCACGCCGCTCATGATCCTTTCGCGCGAGGACCGCTCGCTGTGGGACCGCTTCGACTCCCTGCTGACCGTGGTGGAGCACCTGCAGGGGAAGAAGTCTCCTGCGGTCGAGGGCTGGCGGCGTGCGCTCGGCCTGGGGGAGGTGGCGCAATGAAACGCTGCGAGTGCTGCGAGCGCGTGGCGCCCCTTCACACGGTCGGGGCGGTCCTGCCCGGTCCTGGCGGCTACTGCTGGCGTGAGTGGCAGTCCTGCGCGGAGTGCAATCCTCCGCGCGGGCTGGACCTGCGCGAGGACGGCTTGGCCGCCGAGGCCCGCGAGCAGATCGGGGGTGCGTGATGCTGTGGAGGAACCTGAACGGCTCGAACTACGAGCGCATGAAGTCCGATGCCGTGCGCGTCTACGAGACGCTCAACCACGCTCGCGCGCAGTTGTCGGAGCTGACCCCGCATGGTCGCGACTACCGCAACCAGGACGAGTTGCTGGCCGCCCAAGACGCGCACCGCGCGCAGCTGATCAAACTGGAAGAAGTGCAGGCCTACTTGGCCGCGCTGTACGCAGAACTGTAACCCGATGGAGACCACGATGAAGATCACGATCCAGAACGAAGGAACGATCTGTCTGCTCGACCCCAAGGACGAGTCCGCCGCCCAGTGGCTGCGCGACAACCTGGACCCGGCCGGCATCACCTGGGGTCCGGCGCACGTCGTCGAGCCCCGCTACGTGGACGCCATCGTGGCGGGCTTCGTGGCCGCCGGCGGGGAGGTGGTGCAATGAGGCGCCAGCAGTCCACGAGCGCACGCCGCGAGGCTCAGGCCCTGCTGCTCGCGCGCACGCTGGATGGCCTGGGCATCCCGCTGCCGGCCGGGTGGAGGACATCGCGGACCTCGAAGAGTTGGACCGACGCGGCGACCAAGCTCGTCCTCATTGACGACGCGACGTGCCAGACCACGCACCCGCACGGACTACTCGAATCCGCCGCCGACCTGATCGAGCGCCATGAGCGTCAGATCAAGGCCGAGCGCAACCGTGCGCGCAAATACCGCGCGGAGGTGCAGCGTCTGCGCAAGCTGACCGAGCGTGTCGCGAGGCAGCACCTGCTGACGATGATCGAGCACGCCGAGCATTACGCCGAGGACTCGTCGCCGTGCGACCACGCCGCGAATCACTGCGTGTGTGGGCTTCGTGCCGACATCGACGACGCCCGCGCGTTCCTGAAGAAGAAGAAGGAGGTGAAGTGATGGAGGACCCCAAGTACCTGGACGGTCACAACCCCGACGGCCACTGGCTGGTCGGCGTGCTTCTGCTGATCGCCCTGTTCGTTCTGACGGTGGTGCGGTGGTGATCCGCTCCGTCGAGATCCACGGCGCGAGTCTTGGGCTGATCGCCTGGGACAGCGTGCGTGGTTGGCGTGCGTGGGCCGGCTGTGGCCGGCTGTCGTTCCTGGGCGTGTTCGAGTCTGAGTCCCAAGCAGAGAAGGCGGTGCGTCGATGGTCGGCCTGATCCAGTACGTGGTGCGTGGTCGTGCGGACGGTAGCGGCTGGAGCTACATGCCCGCGGAGGTCGACTTCGAGAACCTTGACCTGATCCCGCTGTCGAGGGCTATGCGGTACACGGACCGCTTGGCTGCCGAGCGGCTCGCCGAGTTGCTGGCTGGGATGCTGGCATTCACGCTTCCGCCTGGGGTGACCATCGAGGTGGAGGTGCTGAGCGCGGAGGACGCCCAGGATGAGTCGTAGCCTTGGTGCGGTGCTGAGGCTGGCGCGTCGGCGCGCCGGTCTGACCCAGTGCGAGGTCGCCCAGTCGATGGGTGTGCATCAGGCGACGGTGAGCCGCTGGGAGTCTGGCCGGCAGGTCCCGGACCTGCTGTCCTACGGGGTGGCCCTTGGGCTGCCTGAGAACGCCTGTGTCGCGCTCTGCGAGGCGCAGGCCGGTGGAGGCGTCGGTGTGGCTCTGCGCGCGTTGCGCGAGCACACAGGCGCCCAGAGACGAAGGAGGGCAGATGCCCGACGAGAAGAAGAGCCGGAAGGTCCGCCCGGCGGCCGAGGTGGTGGTGGACAAGCTGCTGAACCTGGAGACGCTGGAGGCGGTGGCGAAGGCGCTGAAGGCGCGTAGCCCTGCGGCGGCGCGGATGCTGGCCGACCTGCTGGCCGGCTGATGGCGAGGGGGCGGGTCCTGGTGACGGGGCCCGCCCCTGTTTCGTGGGGTGCGCCCAACCCTCGCCCAACCTTTTTGGAGGTTGGCCGCCGCAAGTTGTTGCGGTGCAAGGGCTTGCCCAACCTTGCCTACCTTGCCTACCTCTGCGGGCCCCCCCATGTGCGCGCACATGCGAGCGCGCGCGCGCGTGCACAAGTCCATACATAGGTATACTAGGTTGGGCGTAGTATACATAAGTACAGGAACAGAGGGGACTTAGAGCGGCCCAACCTCGAAAAAAGGTTGGGCCAAGGTTGGGCGCTCAGGCCTGAGGTTGGGCGCAGGCCCGTGCCCGCCGGCGCTTCCCGGACCCGGCGACCTCGATCCGCACGCCCGAGACGACCCGGCCCTCGGCCGCGTTGAGCACGCTCATGCCGAAGGCGGTGCGCCGGCCGCGGTCGGTCGGGGCGGCAAGCTGGGCAGGGAAGAGTTCCAGTTCCTCGGCCAAGGCGAACAGGTCCGCGGCCGCCACCCACCCCTCGCCGTGGCGCTCGACCCAGGTCTCGACGAAGGCCCGCAGGTCCGACCCGAAGTCCGACGCCACGCCGCGCCACGTGGCCATGTTCGAGAGCCACGTGCGGTAGCCGGCGACCCGCATGATCCCGCCCAGGACGGCGGCCCAACGCTCGAACCCGCCGAACCCGACCCCGCCCAGCGGGGAGCCGGCATCCTTCCAGGCCCGCACGAGCCCCAGGAGCGCGCCCAGCACGCGCGGGCGAGACCTCTCGACGTAGGCGCGCAGCAGGGGGTGGCGGTAATCCTGGCGCGTCTCAGGGCTCTCCGTGGGGGGCAGGAGCCTGATGGGCACGACCCGCTTGGCGATCTCGCCGGTGGCGTGCAGGTTGTTGCCGCTGGCGACGAGGGTCAGGCCGTTGGGGATGGTGACGATCCGGGACTGGCCGAGTTCCCGGCCCTGGTAGGTGGTGCTCGTGAGCAGGGACGCCAGGGCCGGCGAGTCGACGAACTCGGACAGGTTGTCGAGGTGCGCGACCGAGGCGCCCGACAGGAGCAGGCTGGTGATGCGCTTCTCGCGCTCCTCCTCGCGGACGCCGATCTGGAGCGCCGGCGTGGGGTGCCCGAGCACGGAGCAGCCCAGCACGATCTCGGCCAGCTTGGTCTTGCCGGTCCGCTCGATGGGGCTCGTGATCAGGTGCAGCGGCACGGGCTCGCGCAGCGCAGGACGCAGGATCGGCGTCAGCATCAGGCCGAAGTAGTTCGCCCGGTCGGAGTCGTTCTGGAACGGGAAGTCGCACACGAGGTCTTCGAGCACGGCCTTGGCCTCGTCGAGCGGGAGCGGGTCGGGCACGTTGTCGATCTGCAGGTACACCCCGCTCGACTCGTTCCAGCCCGGCTCGGCGATGTCGAACTGCGCGCCCGTGCACACGGGGTGCGCCGCCAGGAACTGCAAGTCGCGCACGCTGCCGTGGCGCTCGGCGTAGGAGAGCACGACCCGAGAGAGGTCGCCCGAGCAGGGCCTGTACCCGAGCGTGTAGCTGCCGGGGTCGTCCTTGGACTCGCGCCCGAAGCACAGCCTGACCGAGCGGTCGATGACCGAGCGGAACAGGTCGGCCCCGACGGGCGCGAACCCGTCGACCGGCTCGATGGTTCCGATGGATCCAGCGCGGCGGTAGACCGTGCCGGGATCGAGCGAGGTCAGCACCTGCTCGGCGTACACGTCGCTGCCCTGCTCGCGGTACTCGCCGTTGGGCGGCAGGTTGTGCGCACCGGGGACAAGCACGTCGGGGCGTGTCTGGTTCGGCGTGCGAGGACGCACCGCGGTGCTCGTCGTCGACGCGCGCTCGGGGATCTGGCGAGGAGCGTCGAGGCCCTTGCGAATGCCGGACGCGAGCGTCCCGAGAATCTCGCGCTCGGACAGCCCCGCGATGAGCGCGGCGGCGGTCAACTCGTCACGGATCTGCGCCTCGGTGATCTCGCCGGTGTGGATCAGGCCGGCGAGAGAGTATGCGGCGCGGTTGAGCGTGTCGTTGCGCGTGCCCTCGGTGGCGGTGCGCACAGCGTGAATCTCGCGGTGCAGGGCCGAGCCCGTGTACCCCGTGCCGTTGACCGCGGGCCGGCTCGTGTCGACGCGCACGGTCTTGGCCGGCGGGTCGATGAGGCCAGCCGGAAGCGTGCCCGGCTTGCCGGTCTTGACCCATCGGTACGGCGTGCGCGTTGTCGGGTGCGACGATCCGGGATACACGACCTGCCCGCCCTCGCCGCGCACGTCGACGTATGGCGCGAGCTTGGACGCCGAGTTGCCAGGGCACGGACTGGGCGCCACGTAGTAGAAGTGCAGCCCGCCGGTAGGCGACTGCGCGATCAAGTCGGTCGGGGGTGCGTCGTAGGGTTCGAGCCCGTTGCGCGCGCGGTCGTCGTCGATGACGATCACGCGCGACCCGGCGCCGGTGCGCAGGCCGAGGTTGTAGCCCTGTTCGACCCAGGCGCGCACCGTGTTCTCGTCGACAGGGTCGAGCGTGTTCCATCGGTCGAACACGGGGACCTTCCCGTGGAGCGGCGTGAGCCAGGGACCGAGCCCGCATTGGAACGCGAAGGTGATCGTGTCAGTCATCGAAGAGTCCTGGTTCGGTTGACTTGGGTTTCCTGATCGGCTTGGGCTTGGCCCACGGAACCGGCTGGGTGTTGGGCTCGGCCTTGAACTTCGCGCCATGGAACGTGCGCGCGTGGCGCTCGAACTCTTCACCGAGCTTGAGCATGGACGGGCACCACGGGCACTTGTAGGTGGTCATGAGTTCAGCGCCCTGGCGACATCGTCGACCGAGCGCGCGACAACGTAGAGGCCGCCCATGGCCTCGATCATCGCGCGGTACTTGCGCTGCGCCGCGCTCGTGGTGGCGCTGCCGGTCTTGACCTCGATCTCGATGCGCTGCCCGGTCGGCCGGCGCAGCCCCGAGATGTCGGCCTGACCCTTGACGCCGAAGCGCACGAGCGCGCCCTTCTGCGTGATCGCGGCGCCGGTGTTCTGCTGCCACAGGCGCAGGTCGGAGCGCGCACCGAACGCCAGCATGATGTCGGCGACGAGCGCAGTGTGGGCGGCTGAGCGGCTAGGCATGGAAGCTCACCACGATCAGCCCGTCCTCGGTCCTGGGAAGCGCCGCGATCTCGTCGTCCGTCAGCGGGCGCGCGCCAAGCGCCGTGCGGTACAGGTTCAGGGCCTTGCCGTCGACGGCGTAGAACTCGTCTGGACCAAGCTCTTCCGGGACGCCCATGAACTCGCCCGGCCGAAGCTCCGGGTAGCTGAAGATCGGGGTGCCGTTGAGCGATCCGGCCAGCGTCGGCTTGTCCTCGGGATACGTCATGATCTCACCGCCTCCACGTAGCATCGCGAGCACCGCTCGACGACCCTGTACCCGTACTCCTTGGTCTCCCACTCGTGGGCTCCGCACGTGTACTCGGACCGCTCCAGTTCGCGCAGCCTGGGCCACACGCCGAACCGCTCCTTGTACTGGTGCCTCGCCCACGCGAGCTTGTATCCGCGCAGCGAGGCGACGCGCACGAGGTCGCGGTACTCGCGCTGCTTGTCCTGCATCGTCGGCCTGTACTGCGTCAACTCGCCGGGGTTCTCGACGCCGGGCGGCTCGGGGTCGGCGCGCTGGTTCACGTGGCCACACTGCGGGCACGACGCGAGCGTCGGCGAATAGACCGCGTAGCACTCCTCGCACGTGCGTGTCGGCTCGGCGCGGATCTGGATCGCCTTGTCGGGGGTGTCCAGGGTCCACTCGATGTCGGCGGTCACGGGCCCGTGCTCGTGGTGATTGCCGGCGTGGTCGAGCACGACGACGGGTCCGGGTGGGCGCATGACTCGACCGACCATCTGGCGGAAGAGCGCGAGCGACTTGGTGGGGCGCGCGAGGATGGCGCAGCGCAGCGACGGCAGGTCCCATCCCTCGGACAGGACCATGCAGTTCGAGACCATGTCGATCTTGCCCGAGCGCAGGCGCGCCAGCGTGCGGGCCCTGGCCTTCGTCGCGAGCCCGCCGTCGATGTGCTCGGCGCGCACGCCGGCATCGCGGAACGCGGCGACGATCCGCTCGGAGTGGTCGACGTTGACGGCGAAGACGACCGTGCGCAGCCCGCGGGCGCGCTGGCCCCACGTGCGCACGATGTCGCCGGTCAGCGGGCTCATGCGTTCGGCCAGTTCCGGGAGCGCGTAGTCGCCGGCGCGCTTCTTCACGCCACGCAGGTCGACCGGCGGCGCGAACACGACGGGCTCGACGAGGTGGCCGGCGCGGATCAGTTCGCGCACGGAGACCGGCTCGACGATGCAGCCGAACAGATCGCCCAGGCCCTTGCCGTCGAGGCGGATCGGGGTGGCTGTCAGTCCGATGACCCAGGCGTCGGTGTAGCGCGAGAGGATCCGGCCCCACGAGTCCGACACGGCGTGCGCGCACTCGTCGACCACGACGAGGTCTGCGGGCCAGTGGTCTCGCTTGAGCAGGGTGGGAATCGAAGCAACCTGGACGGCGAGGTCGCGGTCCTCTGGGTGCCCGGACAGAATGCGGCCGGCGTGCACGCCGAACTGGTCGAGGCGCTCGACGGCTTGGTCGACGAGTTCGCGGCGGTGCACCAGGAACACGGCACGCCGACCACGCGCCACGGCGAGCCGGATGATCTCGGCGGCGACCGAGGTCTTTCCGGCGCCCGTGGGCAGCAAGAGAAGCGGGCGATCCGCGATGCGCTCGCGCAGCATCTGGATCGCCCGCTGCTGGTAGTCCCGAAGCACGTGGTGCTAGAAGGGCGCCTCGTCGACGGCGGGCATCGTGCAGCCCGGAGGCACGTCATCGGCGCGCTGGTAGCCGCCGTGCTTGAGGCCCTTGATGTTGACCTTCAAGCGGTCACGGCCCTCGAAGTTGTCGACGACGGTCTCGATCCACAGGCGCTTGCCGACCAGACTGATCGGGTCCAGGTCGCCGGTGAAGCCGGGTTCGACGAGCGCGGCGAGCTTCTGCTTGCCGATGCCCCACCCGCCGCCGCCGAGCATGACGTTGTCGAAGAGGTTCCCGCCGCCGTCGACCCGCTCGAACTTGAGCGCGAGCATGTTGTCGCCTCCCCTGCTCGGCTTGGCCGTGCAGGAAACGATCTGCCAGAGGTCGACGCCCGGAGCAAGCGAGTCGTCGGGGCGGTTCATGTCGATGTGTACCACGGTCTAGTTCTCCTTCGGGATGTCGGGGCGGATGCGGATGGCGTCGGCCGTCTTGCCGAACGCGGTCACGGGGGTGGGGTAGAGCGTGATCTTCTTCCCCTTCCAGTTGTCGATCTCGTAGCCGTACAGGCCAGCGATGACCATGGCGTTGGTCTTGTTCAGGACCAGACGCTTCTCCTTGTCGGGTTGGCCGGCCCTGTCGGCAGCGGCCTGCGTCTCGACGAAGTACATCACGGGCTTCTTCTTCGTCGAGCCGTCGGTGGCGCGCAACTCCTCGTTGATCACGCCGCGAATGGTCAAGGTCTTGTCCTTGCCGTGCAGATCGACCGCCCCCAGGAAGAGGGACGGGAACATCAAGCGGATGTCCATGTGTGAGTCCTTGTTGTCGGTGTCGGTGGTCAGTCGGTGTTGTCGAGTCGAGTAATGATGATCGAGAGGTCTCCGTCGTAGCAGGAAACTTCCCGGACCCAGAAGTCCTCGGGCAGCTGACCGTCAAGCCCGAGTCCTGGCCAGTTCCCCTCGGCGTACCAGATGCGCGCGAGGAGTTGTTTCACTTCGAGGGTGACGATGACCTCGTTGATCACCACGTCACCACCTCCCCGCCCATCGTGAACTCGGCCTCGGGGCCGGCCGCCTCGCTGTCGGCCCACGGGGGCAGCGCCATCTGCAGCGCCGCGTTGTTTGCGACGCCGGGCCAGTGGTTGTCGCGGCGGCACTCGGCCAGACGGTCGAGGCAGCGGCGGTACACGGCGCGACCCACGGCAAGCTGGTCCTCGGTGAAGCGGTAGACAACCACGTCGTACGGGGCAGCCGACTCGACGACGATCAGCGCGGGCTGCTCCATGAGGATCACGCCGTTAGCCTCAAGCCCGTCGGCGTAGAAGGCCAACTGGGCGTGGTATCCGTACTTGACCGCGTCGCGCGGGAACCAGACGGGGCCGGCGTCGCGGGCCGACTTCAGGTCGGACAGGCATCCGTTGACGTGGTCTACACGGCCACGGCACGCGATGCCCGTGGAGTGGTCGTCCCACGTGACCGGCTGCTCGGCGAACCCGCCGACAATCATGCGACAGGCGACGGTGTCCTCCATCAGTGCGTTGCGCATGCCGACGACTCGCGAGTACATATCCGCGGGCAGGATCTCGACGCCAGCGTGGTCGGCCTCCCAGATGGCCTTCGCCTGCTTGCCGCCCTCGTACCCGTTCCTGATCGCGGTGTCGTCGTTCTGGCCAGCGTGGAACTTGGGCATGACGGCGTAGCGCAGGCGGAACTGGTCCTCCTCGTACACCGCCGTGTGCAGCGCGCGCCCGAGCTTGAGCGCGTCGGTGTCAGGGCGCGGGTTCGCGAGCATGTAGCGGTACATGCGCGGCGAGTGGCGCATGTACTTCAGGGTGGACCAGTTGACGGGGTCGTTGCGTTCGATCATGAGTGAGTCCTTCGCCGCTTCGGGCGTTGAGGTGGGAGCAGATCGTCAGTGGAGAGCCCGAGCGCACCGGCAAGCAGGGCCACGAGCCCTGCGCTCGGAAGCCGGCGACCGGCCTCGATGTGTCCGATGTGCCCGCGCGGCAGGCCCAGCACGGACTCGATGTCCGCCTGGGTCATGCCTGCCTCGATGCGCGCCTTGCGCACACGCTCTCCGACGACTGAATCCATGCGGACATGGTAAGGCCGGCAACACTCCCGGCAAGGGCCAGCCCTACGGATTCGTAGGGCGCTCAGTCCTGGCAAGGACTTACGTCGTACCCTACGGATTTGTAGGGTTGTGGTTGCGGTCCGCGGCGGGGGGTGTAGCCTGTACCCAGTCGCCGGCCAGGGACGCCCCGCCGCCGGCCGGCGGCCGAGGAAGCAGAGAAGGCGGCGGGGCTCACCAGATGGAGAACGCGATGTACGAGCAACTGAGGCTTGGTCGGGAGGCGCACGACGCGCACTGCTTCGTGAAGGGTGGCGTGCCGCCGGCGACCACCGAGATGAAGTTCTACGGCACCTGCTGCGAGAAGGGCGTGCTGATCAAGGAGCCGACCTGTGTCTGCGCCTACGTCATCTGCTGCCCGGACCACGGTCACACCTGCTTCGGGAGCCACGAATGACCACCACCATCCTGTCCGAGATCGAGGCCGATGCGCCAGCGCAGACCGATCTGCTTCGTCGCGCCGAAGAGCAGATCCGCAACGCGCGGCTGCACTTCGAGCGTGGCGCCGACTACTGGGGGCGGGCATTCATGGTGGACGCCGCGCGTCTGATCGAGGAGGCAAGCAAGTGAGCGACATCAACGAGCGTGCGCGGGAGAACGGTAACAGGGAGGGCGGGTGCCTGACCAAGCGCGAGTGGTTCGCTGGGATGGCGATGCAGGGGCTGCTGGCGAACCCAGACATGACCAATAACTTCAGCCCGGCCTACGACGCCGAACCTATGGCTGCTGACGCTCGACGCATGGCCGACGCGCTCCTGCTGGAACTCGCCCGGACGGAAGGGGGTGGGGAGTGACCACCCGCACCGAAGCCGCGCTGGCGCTGGCTGAGGCGTATCTGGCCTACGATGCCGAGGCCAGTGGGCACGACTCCGACGAATGGGACAAGTTCGAGCGATGCGTCGAAGCCTACCTAACCGCCACTCCCGACCACGCCGCCCGCACCAAGCCGCAGTCGGACCCGCTGGTGGAGGCGCGGAGACTGATCGCGGAGGACCGATGGGACACGACCACGATGCTCGAACTACTCGACGCCGCCATCGCCCAGCGCAAGGAGGAAGCATGACCACCCCGACCAATCTCGCGGAGGCCGTGCGGGCGTGGGCCAAGTGGTATCAGGCCAAGGTCATCTCCAGCATCATGGAGTCCTCGGACGAGGACGAGGCGCTGTGTGCCGCCCTCGCTGCCCACGACGCCGCGCAGAAGGGTGGGGAGCGGGTGACGTTGCATGTGGTTCGTACCGTCATGGGCCACCTGGAGGGCTGGGACCCGAGCGATCCGAGCTACCAGAGGAAGGACTCGGAGCTATGCGCGGTCACCTTCACCATCCCGCCCCGCCCCGAGATCCCGACTGTTGAGGGGGAGGTGGGGTGATGCAGCGGTACAGCCTGTTCAACCCTTTCCAGCAGGATTCTGTCTACATGGATGCGGACGGAGTCGGCCCCTACGTTCTGCACGCCGACCACGCCGCCGCCATCGCGGCCAAAGACGCGCGGATTGCCGAGCTTGAGGCAAACTACACGCTCTCCGGGATGGGCGCAGTCCTGGCGCAGAGGGACAATACCATCGCTGACCTACGAATAGAACTCGATGTGTGTCGCGGTGCGCTGGACGAGAAGCGCGAAGCGATGGAGGCCCTTGGTGAGGATGCCTGCGACTCAGACCTGTGGGCGACGATGAAGGGACAGCGCGACGCCGCCCGGGCCGAGCTGGCGAGGGTGCGGGAGGCGCTGGAGCCGCTGCGGGACTTCTACAGGATCATGCGCCGCCCGGCCCGCAAGCACACGTCGCAGTTCACCGACGACGAGCCCGCGCTGATGGATCTGACCACGCGGATCGACGCCGCGCTCGGTGGAGGTGCGTGATGGGCTGCACCGAACACGCCTACGACGGCATGGAGGTCGATACGGTCATGCGCCGCGTCTGCCTGATCTGCCTCCAGCCCGAGCCCACCATCACCCGCACCCGCTCCGAGATCGAGGCGGAGCTGCGGAATGTCGCTGAGTTCGCCGGGCGCTGCCCGGTTGGCGACGGTGCGGACTGGTATCAGGCCGTGGACGACCACATCACCGCCGCCCTCGCGCGGCTGGGAGGGGAGCGTGAGTGAGGCGATGAAGATTCAGCCGTGCCCGTGGTGCGGCGAGGCCGAGTGCCTGGCGGTCGTGGACGTATGCAGGCACGAACACGGCGGGGAGTGTCTATTCGCTGTGCGGTGCGAACCGTGTGGCGCGCAGGGTCCGTCCGCGTTCAAGGACTCGCACATCTTCGCCTGGAACCGCGTATCCGCCGCCGTCCACGGCAAGGAGCAACCCGATGCCGAGTAGCAACTGGACCAAGGCCCAGGTCAGGCACAAGGAGCCGAAGTGGTATTGGGTGCGCTGCAAGCACGGAATGTCACCGCAGCAAATGCACTACGAGCATGGGAAAACAAAGGGTGCGGAGTGCTGTGGGACAGCCCGCCCGTGGTATGGATTTGAGCGCACCCGCAACCCGATCCCGGAGCCGCCGAAGTGAACATGCGATCTGGATTCCTGCTCGGTTGCGTCGCCTGTACTACGGTCTGGGCGCTGACCGAGTTCGACGCGCCGTGGTACGCATGGGTGATAGTCCTACTCGTCGCGCTCCTCATCGGCCTTCTGTGGCTGCTGGAACAATCCCTGCCGAGGTGGCCCGGATGGTAACGATGAAGCACCTCCCCGCCCCCTTCCTGACCGGCCTAGCTGTCGGCATCTTCGCCGCCCACCACGACCGCCTCATGCCCGCGCTGGCGAAGGAGTGGCCGCTGGTGGCGGTGCTGGTGGGGGCTGCTGCGTGGAACGCTAGGAGCGCGTGGCGGCACAGGGCGGCAAAGGAGTGGTACGACTACGAGACTCGCTCGCGTGAGGGGTTGGCCGACTTCGCCAAGAGGATCAGCGAGTTTCCGCAGCCGACGTACAGCGCCGCCGAGCGCGAGGAGCAGCCGTGACCCCGGACGCCCAGATCGAACACATCATGCACACCCTCGACGCCTTCCTCGCGTTGGGCCAACTCTGGCTCGCGTTCGAGGTTGCGTCGTGGGCCATCGACACGATCCGCGACACCCTTACCCGCAGGAACATCAAGTGACCGACCACCAAGACCGCCTGACCCCCTCCGTCCTGTCCCGCATCCGCACGCTGCCCCCGCGTATGCGCGCCGCGATTCTGGTCCTGCTCGGCCTCGGCACCGTTGGCGGTGGCGTTGTGATCGTGCGTGACCGCCCGCGCACGGACCCGCCGCCCGTGGTCGAGCCGCCGCCGCCCCCGCCGCCCACCGTGGCGTGGCCGAAGATCGTCAGCGAGACGACCTCGACCTGGGGCACCTACAACCTCCAGCCCGAGAACACCGGCATCGCCTTCAAGGCGAGCGGCCCGCCGGTCGGGCAGATGGGCGCGATGGTCGGCCTCGCCAGCTACGGCAAGATCCACCAGGGCTACTCCATCACCGACTGCCTGTTCGCAACGACGCCGCCGCATACGATGCAATGGGGCATCCGGGCCTATGACGTGATCGACTGGACCGTGCGCCGCACCAAGTTCACCGGCCCCGCGCAGGAGCACGGCCTGTACGCGAACGCGCCCGGCGCGCTGCTCGTCGAGGACTGCGAGTTCTCGGGTTGGGGCGGCGCGGGAATCCAGGTCACGTTCCGCAAGGCCGATGGCAAGTACGCGGTCGAGAGCGTGGACCCGAGGCTGGCCGAGCACGGCGGGACGCACACCTACCGGCGCGTGTCCATCCACGACTGCGGCGATCCCGAGTCGGACCGCTTCGGCGCGTACCTGCTCAGCGAGCACGCGCCCGAGGTCAACTGGACGTACCCGGACGGGACCGTGTACCAGACGTACCGGCTCGCCACGCCCGTCGTAGTCGATGACTGCACGATCCGTGGCGGCAACCTGGACATGGACTACAAGGGCCAGCACATCCGCTCGACGCGGGGCCTGCTCGTCCAGCAGCGTCCCAGCCTGACCGTGACCGGCTCGGTGATCGACGTGCCGCAGCCGATGGACGGCTGGAACTCGCAGATCTGGGCCGTGGATCACGTCGTGCTGCGCGACAGCGAGTTCAACGGCGGGACCATCGAGATCCGTTGGGCCAAGTCGGTGACCATCGAGAACTGCACGGGCGACGCACGGGTGATCGTTGGTGGTGGCGAGTGGAACGTGTGGCCGATGAAGGACAAGGTGTACGAAGGTCCGATTACGGCGGACTGGACGTGGAGCGCACAATGACCCCCCCGACCGACGCGGAGATCCGGGAGGCGTTCGAGGCGTGGTGGCGCGAGCATCCGCCGCTGCCGCATAGCACCGACTACACCAGCACGCGCCAAGCCTACCTCGCCGCCGCCCGGAAGTACGGGGCCGAGGTCGAGCGGCTGCGATCCGAGTGTCGGCACGCGCATGAGCATGTGTTGGCGCGTTCCGAGCAGGTTGATGAACTCCAGCAGCGCGAGGACGAAGCGAACTGCGCCTTGCCTCCGGGCTACCGCGTGGACTCCGAGCACTCGCTGGCGGATCGGGTGCGGGAGATCGTGGCCGAGCGGGATAAGTGGAAGCACACCGCCTGCGAATCGGAGCGTATGCGCTTGGTCCCTGGGTGCGTCTCTACGGGCGTCACCCCCGACCCCCTCGCCGCAGCGAAGGACAGGGTGGTGGAGGCGGCGATGGCCTACTGGTCCCGTTGCGGTGCGACGCTCCGCATCCCGGCAGAGAAGATGAGCGACGTGGACTGGGAGCGCGAGGATAAGGAGAGGGATGCTGCGTGGGATCCACTCGACGCCGCCTGCGCCGCCCTCCGCGCCCTCCAGCAGCCGAGCGACCCGGTGCGGGAAGCGCGGGATATCCTGAACGTGTATGGCGCGCGCGGTCTTCCGGCAGACAAGGCTTTTCGCTGCCTGAGCCTCCTCGACAGCGCCCTGGCCGACAGATGACCAGCCGCGATCAACCCAGCTTGGCGCCGTGGGTCATCCTCGCCGTCTTGGCCGGCATCGCCCTAGCACTGATCGGATGTCACATGCAGGGTGAAGCGCGCACCGTACCCGTCGAACTCAACGAACCCGTGTGAGCGCATGTAGTTCAGGTGCGAGCGGTGCACTGGCGCGCCGTCGGGCAGCCGTACGCTGGCCCCAGCTACGGCTGTCCCCATTGTGCACTCGAACTCGTAGCCGTACCGCGCCGCCCAGTTGCGCGCGTCATCGGCAGCGCGTTCGAGACTAGCCAGCGCCGACCGCCACCGCTTGGAGCTTCGATCCAAGGTGAATCAGCACCTCCTTCCCCCTGGCCGACAGAACGCCGTCGATGTAGCCGCCACCGGCGGCGAGCTTCGAGTCCAGTTCGAGGATCGCAAGCTGCAGCAGCGCGGCCTTGTACCCGGACAAGTCGATCCACTCAGCCAGGGCGCCGGCCTCGACAGCGTTCGACCCGCCGATGACGGTGAGCACCGAAGCGATCTTCTCCAGGTCGGCGGGCTCGATCTCGCCCTCGTCGACCGCGGCCTGCGCCACGACACCAACCTGGGCGACAAGCGTGTTGCGCCACAGGATGAAGTCGGCATCGCTCATCTCCTCGATCTGAGCGACCTGAGACAGAGTCGTGCAGCCAGGAAGGATCAGCGCAGCGCCTACAAGTGCAAGCGCACCGATAAGCGCCACGACCAGTACACGTTTTCCGTAGCTCATAGGGCTTCCTTGTCAGAGACTAGAGTTTCGACAACCTTGAGCGTTGCGTCTGTGTTTTGCCGAAGGGCCTCCAGCACTTCACCGATGCGCATGTCGAGCGAGTTCATCCGCCCCTCCATGTATTCCTTGATCGCGGTCTGGCGCGTCTCAAGCGAGGCCATGATCTCGCGGTGATCGTCGACATCCTCGCTCATCTCGTCGAGGACTGTTTGCGTGTGCCGCACGAACTGAAGGTGTGATTCGATGATCCTGTCCGCGCGCGGAGCCGCCCAGCGCATGAATCGCCACAGGCAAAGGCCGATGAACAGCAGCATCACGACCGAGACACCGGCGCTGTCCAGGGCCCACTTCCAGAAATCAGCAGAACCAGGGCTCACGCGGATACCTCCGAAACTTTGACGGGTTCACCGCGTCGGCGGCGGGCTCTATTGCGAATGGCGTTCGTCGCCACGACGGATCCGGGCACGGACGCCGCCACCGCGGCGCCGATGATCTCCAGCGCGTACTGGCTCCAGAGCGCGCCACGCTTCTGCACCGTGTCGGCCACGCGCGCAACCTCGGCGCGGTTCTCGGCAAGGGCCACGCGCACCGTTCCAGCCGTCTCGTGGGCGCTCGACAGGCCGGCTTCGAAGCGGTCAAGGGCCACGCCGATCTCGGCCTCGCCAGCGGCGATGCGCTTCTCCAGTTGCTCCAGGTCGCCGCGTGTCGCGACGCAGCCGGACAGGACCAGACACGCCAGCAGAGTTCTCATCGCTCTTCCAGGGCCGTACGGTACATCGAGAGGAACGCCCTCTCTAGGGTCCTGGCTTCGTCATTTCTGCCGGCGTCCTTCAGGGCTTCGACCCGCTTCTTGATCGACTTGGCCGCCTTGTCCAGGCGGATCAGGCGTCGCTTGACCACCTCGACCCCGTCGCGGACCTCTCCCATCGTGTTCTCGACATCGCGGATCGCCGTGCGGAACTGGGCATCGACCTCGCGGGCGTTCGGGCCAGTCACGAACGAGCGCAGGAACGGCACGTCCCTGGCGTCGAGGTCACCGCCGGTCACGACCGCCTCGATGGTCCTGGTCACCCTGGTGGCGAACTGGCCGGTGCCGCTGCCGAAGGACTTCACGAGGTAGTCGACCGTCTCCGGGCTGACATCGAACCATCCCGAGCGCCGGCTGGATCCGCCGGTCCACTCGTTGATCTGCTGCATGGCCTTGGCCAGACCGGGCGAGGTGTCCGGCCAGACCGCCCAGGAGTCGGCCTTGCGGCCGTAGGTGTTGGGCATGATCGACGAGCCGGACCAGGAGGTGTTCTCGCTGACCTGGATGAACGGGTCGAGGATCGATGGCGCGACCGCCTGCCCGATGGTGGGCGTCGCTCCGAGCGGACTGAAGGCCTCGGTAGCCGCGGTGACGATCTCACCGAGCGCGTCGACCTCGTCCTTGCCGCGCATCACGCGCTCGATCTGCTGGCCCATGGCCCAGAACAGGTTGTAGCCCCAGCCCACAGGGATGGTGATCCTGTCGACCTCGACGCCGAGCACGTCGTAGGTGTCGGGCAGGAGCCACGTCATGTAGGCGTTGCGCTGCCACTCGCTGATCTCGTCGGCGCGGTTGTAATCGTCCTCCTCGCCCATCCAGTAGTTCCAGATCGCGTTCAGGACAGACAGCCCCACGATGCCTGCGGCCATCGCCGCCCCCCTGGGCGTGGCCACGGTCTTCATGACCATGCGAGACCCCTGCACGCTGGCGTTGAAGAACCAGTACAGGCTGTTGATGGCACCGGTCATCTCTCCGCGGCGGTTGAAGTCCACGGTGATGTTGCGGCTGAACGACGCCGCACGGGGCTTGGTCAGACCGGAACTCCTGGCTGCCGCGTACGCCGCCACGCGCGTACCGAACTCGACGGAGTCCTGCATGTCCATGTAGATGCCGCCGGCGAACTGCAGCGCGTCCACGAGCCGCCCGGTCGCGCGCATCTTCGCGAACGCTTCGAGCCGCTGCGTGTAGCCGATCTCGTCAGCCCACCCGGTCTGGCCGCCCTGCTCGCGCCACTCGCGGAAGATCTGGTGCCACTTGCCGTTGGGCCCAACCTCGCCGCGGCGCTCTGCGCGCAGGACTTCGAGCCCCGCCTTCATCGCCTTCGGCGAGTTCTTCATGATCGCCACCGCCTCTCCGATGGACAGTTCGACGCCGATCCTCGCCATGGCGGTCTGGATGTCCTTCGCCGCGTTGCGCAGCAGGAACTCCGGGCTGAACCGCGTGGCGAGCGCAGTGAACACACGGCCGATGGGGCCGAACACCCGCTCGATTGCCTTGGCGTCCTGGCCGCCGAGCTTCTTGAGCGCGCTGGTCAGGCGCTTGCCGTTCTCTCCCTTGAAGACGATGTATCGCGGCTCGCCGTTCTCGTGGTAGCGGTACTCGTACTCCTTGTTGCGTTCGAGTTGCGCGGCCCTGGTCGACTCCGCGCGCTGCTCCCACAGGTCCGGGTTGGGGTTCTCGGCAACGAGCTTGGACAGGGCCACGCCGACCCGGTTCTTCGCCGCCAGTGTGGCGACCTCCTCGAACTGCATGAAGGACCAGACGGTCGGGCTGCCGGACGTGGTCTTGCGCCCCTCGGCGCGCTTCGATGTCGACTTCGGCATCGAGAAGCCGGACGAGCGCAGGTACTTGGGAAGTCCGGCCTCGTCGTTCTCGGCGCTGCGCAGCGGCACGTAGTTCTCGCCAAGCTGCTGCACCCACTCGTCGCGGCCGACATCGGACAGGATGCCCGAGTCGACGCGCTCCTGCAGCGCCATCCGGTTGACCTCGTGGACGATGTCCGCGGCCTGCTTGTACCACTTCGCCTTCGGGTCTCCGTTGACCTGGGCGATGATGCGGTTCGCGTGACTGTTGGTCAGCGGGCGACCCTTCGAGTCGGAGCCAGATCCGGGCACCGACTCCAGGTCGAACACCTGCGGGTGCCTCGAAGCCATCACGGCGTTGCGGTCGAAGGCGTGCAGCGCGCGCAGGAAGTCGTCGAGGAGTTCAGGGTCGAGGCCGTGCTGGCGCTTCAGGCGGTTCAGCGCGTTCCACTTCAGGCGCGCCTTGCGCACGGTCTCTGCGCGCAGGCCAGGGAACAGTTCCGTCGCGAGCGCCGCGCTCGAATCGTCGGAGATCTTGCGGCCAGCCTTGGCGATGTCCCGCTCCGCGCGGGTCAACGGGTTGAACTGGTTGAGTAGGTTGCGCTCGACGGCTTCGAGGCGCGTCTCGTCTTCGGCGGTGAAGGTGGCGGCGGGGATGGAGTAGCGGATGTCCGGGTCCGCCGGGTCGAACGTGCCGCGGTTGCCGATGGCGGACTTGACCTGCTCGGGGCGGAAGGCGACCCAGTCGTCGCGGTCCACGCCGCCGTCCGTCGTGCTGTTGCGCACGAGGATGCCGTCGTAGTACTGGCTGGCGTGCTCACGGAACGCAACCGCGTCTCCATCGAACTCTCCGTCGATGTAGTCGAGCAGCTCTTCGTAGCCCTCAAACTCCATCGGCCTCTGAATCGACAGGTACACAGGCATCACCTGCGCGCCCTCGCGGTACTCCAGGTCCTTGTCCTGCGTGAACGATTCTGCAACGTACTCGGCGTTGCCTTCGTCGTAGTCGCCCGCCCATTGGCTCGGCGCCGCGAACCAGCTTCCAAGGCTGCCGAGCCACGCATTCTTCCGCTTGCCGAGTTTGGCCTGTTGCGTCTCGAAGATCGTGAAGCGCCCCGTGGTCCCGTGATAGGCAACCAACGGCTTCCCATCCTGGTCCACCACCTTCGAGCCACCGAACCACTGCCAGAACTTGGGCGAGTCGGTCGGCGGCGCGACGGAGTTCCTCTCCTCGCCCTCGCTCTCCAACTCCTCTCCGGGCCGCACATCGAGCCCGCGGTCGAGGTGTTTCTCGACGTAGGAACTGATCGAACCGCTCGTCTTCGCCCCGGCGTAGCCCGCCCGCTTGGTCGCGTCGATGATGTAGAACCACCGCAGCGCCTGCAGCGACGCCGGCGACATCTCGATCCCAAGCCGCGACTCAAGCTCCAGCTTGAAAGCGGTCGAGAACTCTTGGAACATCGCGTACTCGGGCGTGCTGGTGGGCAGGCCGTCCTTGCCCTCGCCGAACACGTCGCGGAAGTAGCTGCGGATGAAGCGCCCCTCCCAGATGTCGGTGGTGGTGTATCGCTCGTCGCCCAAGGAGTTCAGCGTGTACGCGCCGACCTTGGGTCCGAAGATGAACATGCGAGGCGCTACGGAGTTCTGGCCCGTTGCGGTCTTGACGATCTTGCGCACGTTGCCGACCGCCACACCGCCCGCAAAACCGAGTTCGCGGCGAAGCGTGGCCAACTCGGCGATGGGGACTTCCTCCTGCAGGTACGAGATGGTCCCGTCGATGCCCCGCTCGTCGAACATGTCGGCCACCATCTTGGCGGTGCGGGCCTTGTGCGGCCCAGTCGACGCGGAGTAGCCCAGCACGTTGCCACCGGGCGCCCACGCTGTCGCGCCGCGCGCAGTGATGCGCAGGCGAAGTCGGTTCAGGTTGCCATTGGCGGCGTACTCGCGCAGAGTGCGGAGAGCCTCGCGCACGTTGAAGTCGAGTTGGGTGCCAGGGCTCAGGAGGCCCATCCACAGCCGCAGCGCGACGAACAACTCGGGCCGGTCACGCACCTCTGGCATGGACCGCTCAACCGCGGCGCGGGTGCGCTGCCAGTCCTCGCGGTAATACTGCAGGAACTGCGGGCTGGAGACCAGGAAGCCGTGGATGTCCTCAACGGCCCGACGCGCCGCCTCGCGGAAGTTGCGAGTCGACGGCTTCAGCAGCTTCTTGGTGCGGGCCAGGGCGGGCGCCCAGACCTTGTGCAGCCAGCCGTCTTCGCGGTTCCGCTCCCCTGCCCACGTGGCGAGAGCGGACTCGATGGGGCCGAGACTTAGCTCGGGCCGGCGGGGCCCCGTCGCGGAGCGCGCGGTCCCCGGCTGCGCGCCGGCCTCACCGAACCCTTGGGCGGCGTACTCTTCGTAGACGGCCTGGAGGGGCTCGCCGAGCCGACGGTCCAGCCGCGCGAGTAGATCGGATCCTCCGGGCCAGCGAGAGGCTTGAGACGCGATTGCTTCTTGGTATCGCTCGCCATTGGGGTGATCTTGCCAGGGGTTCTCGTGGTAGAAGGTGTCGGCGTTGAACGGCTTCGCATCGATGTTGCCTACGGCCGACGCCACCGACAATGCGAGGCCGTCCCGGATTTCCGGGGTGACCGAAGGATCGAACGCCAAGTGTACCAGGGCGAAGCCGTCCTTGGTCGGGTAGAAAGCGAAGTCGCCAGCCCGGTCGCCCAGGGCGGCGAAGATGGACTCGATCTGCTCCCTCGTGGGAGGCATGCCCATCTCGTAGTCGAACCCGCGCAGGGCCCCCGCCGCATTGGGCGCGTAGCCGGCGACTGCCTCCTGGTAGGTGTAGTAACCGCGCAGCAGTGCGTACAACTCCGCGGCCTCGCGCGAGGGGAACCCCGACACTTGGTCGGCGGGGTTGTACTCCATCTGCCCGGCGCTGTTGCGGTATGCGCTCTCCGAGGTCAGATCGACCCGCGGCTCGGCGTTGATGCCAAGCGCGCGCATCTCCTCGCCAATGATGTCCTCGCCGGTGTCCGGGTTCACGAAGACGCGCGACACGCTTGCGTGGAACGCGGAGCGCGCCGCGGGGCTTGCGATCTGCAGCCAGCGCAGGACGTTGCTGTTCTTGCCGGGAATGTTCTCGGTGCTGGCGGCGGCTACCGGCGGCACGCTGTAGCGGATGTCGTCGCCAGCCCAGGTTCCGGCGTTGTGGATCGACTTCGCCTGCGAGGGATTCAGCGCGACCCAGACGCGGCGCAACTCTCCCGTCTCGTGGTCCTCCTCGACCATGCGGGCCCCATCGAAACCGGCGCGCACCATTGCAGCCCGCAGCGTGACGCCGTTGTCGTCGTCGAACAACTGCCAGAAACGCGACGGCTGCATGTACTTCATGGCCGACGTGATGTCGAACCCGGCCGCCTCGATGGCCTTGTAGTCGGCGTCGCTCTCGTTCTCGTCGAGGTAGAGCGGTTTCTGGATCGAAAGGTAGAGCGGTTTGATTTGCGAGCGATCACGAACCGGACCGCCCGCTCTATCTCCGCGCATGAACGGGCCGCCCGCGAAAAGCTCCGCGAAGCCCGCCTCCTCCGCGAAGAACAAGAACGGGCGCTCGACGGTGTAGTTGCCGAACGTGCTTGAGACGTGGCCGGCCTTGTTCGGGTCAAAGACCGTGAACTCGTCGACGCCGCCCCAGTAGACAGTCATCGGCCGTTCGGGGCTCGCGTCGCGGGAGCTAACGCGCGGCTCGATGACGTGGCTCTGCCCGAACCACCGCTTGAACGCCATCGACTCGACCGGCGGCGCCGGCGAGAACCGCTCATCTTCCCCAGCCTCCCACCGCTCGATGGCGCGGTCGGCGCGCGTCTGCGGGCGCTCCTGTCTGCGCGTGGTGGCGGCACGCTGCCCCTGCACCGGAGCCTGTCGCTCGGCCGTGCGGGCGAGCGCGCCCATGCCGGCCTCGCGCAGCGTCGACGCGATCCTGCGCACGTCCTCGGGCGCGAGGTGCGTGACAGACAGGGCTTCGCGCGCCGTGTCGAGCGAGCCGGTCTCCAGGGCCTGACCCATGAGCCTGTTCGCCTTCTGACGCGCACGCTTGGTCTGCGCCGGCGTGCCAGGGACGTAGGGCGGGATCTGGCGCTCGCCGTACAGGTCAGCCTGCCACCGGTCGACCGCTGCGCGCTGCTGGGCCTTCTGGGCGCCGTAGTCCGGCTCGGCCACCGGCGCGGTCTCCGACTCGGGCTCGACCTTGGTCTCGGGCTCGACGACCTCCTCGGCCTTGACCTCGGTCGCGGTCGCGGTCGCGGCCTCGGTCTTGACCGGCGCCTGCTGGCGCACCGTCGGCGCGTTGACCACGACGCCGACGAGCTTCGACAGACGCTGCGCCATGTCCAGCGCGACCTCGGGCGACGCCTTCTCGAAGTCCGTGCGCCCCACCTCGGCGGCGAGTTCCTCGAACTGCAGGGCCACCGGGCGCCACTCCAGCCCCAGGCTGCGGGCGGCTCGCCCGAGCCACTCGATCAGGCGCCGGATGTACGGGTGGCGCTTCCCGTGCTTGCGCGCACCGTTCAGCATCCGCTCGACACGGTTCTGGTTCAGCAGCGCCCACGACGTGAACGCGACGACCTCCTCCGCGGCCTGGGCAACTCCCTCCTCGCGCGCGAGGTCGATGCTCATATCGGGCAGGCCGGCCTTCGCGCGCTTCTCAGCCTGATAGGCGCGGAACGCTGCCATCAGGTCGGGATACGCGCGCTCCAGTTCGGCCCTGGTCTCCAACCATTCCGCCGGTGCGGCGACCCTGGAGTGGTGCCCGAGCAGTTCGTGCGCGAGCACGTGCACGCGGCGCTCCTGATCGGACATGCCCTTGTCGACGATGACCGTCCTGGTCTTCGGGTCGTACCACCCATCCGCCGGCAGGGGGGCGTCGCCCTCGACCTCCAACACCGTCGCCCCGAGGAGCCCGTCCTCCTTCGCCCGCGTCGCCTTCTGGGCCACAGCGGCCGCTGAAGCGGCATCCATCCCGGCCTTGATCAGGGCCTTGACGAAGCGCGGCAGCGAGGGGTGATCGCCAGCGGGCTCGGCGGCCGGCGCCGCCTTGGCCTCGCCGCTGACGATCCAGTCGACCGGGACGGGCTGGGTCTCGGTCCCACCCGGCGCCCGGACCACGGCGGTGTCGCCGTTGATCTCGACGATCTCGGCGTCGAACTCGCCGGCCGGACCCTGCATGGTCCCCTCGGGCACCCGGATCTTGACTGTCTGGCCGGCCTCGGCCCGTGCCTGGGGCGCCTGGGGCTCGCTGGCCGCCTGGGCTGCCCTGAGACGAACTTCGCGGCGAGCCAGGGCCTCGCGGTGCCTCTGCTTCCTAGCAGCGCCTGCGAGGCCTGAGAAGGCCGTGGAGAGCACGCTGCCGACGATGGCCCCCGCGGCGGCGTTCTCTCCGTAGCTGCCCAGGCGGTCGAGCAGGGCGATCTCCTGGTCGAGGAGGTTCTCCCTGACCGTCTTGTCCTCCAGCAGCGCCTGGAGCGCCTCCTGGCCGCCCTCCTCGACGCCCTCGATCACGGCGTCGATGATCGCGTGCTTGACCGACCCCCGCGTCGCCCGGTTCAGGCGCCCGAACATGCGGCCGAACGGCACCAGTTCGGTGGCGCCGATCCCCAGGCCCAGGCCGAACGCCGCCATGGCGCGCTCCTCGGCCTCGCGCGGCGACATCTCGCCCTTGGCCACTTTCTCGGCGAGGACCATCTCGGCCTCGGTCTGCATCGCGGCGCCCTCGGAGAGTGCACCGGTGATGCCGGTGGAGGCTGTCGCGCCGACCGCTCGACCAACACCCGCGAGGCGGCCCAAGCCACCCCCGGCAATGCCCATGGTCGCGAACCCTACCGCGGAACCGCCTGCGCCAGACAGCGTCGTCAGGAAGGTGTCGTCGTACTTCGGGTTGGCGAGGGGCAGGTCTTCCTGCGCTAGCTGCGCGGCGCCCTTCAGGATCGGACCGAACGTGTCCGACCCCAAGTTCTCGGCGAGGCGACCGAGGCCTTCGGCAGAGCCGAGGATGGGCGCGGCGACCGAGGCCTTGAACGTGTTCCAGCGACTCTCGACCGGGCCGAGTTCCTTGGCCTCCTCTTCGCGCTTCGCACGCGAACGACGACGATTCTTGCTGACCTTCGGCTTGATCGGCGAGAGGCTGTACTTCGACCAGGGGTCCGGCTCGCTGTTCTCGTCGAGCTTGGCCTCCTCGGCTTCGTGCAGACGCTTGGCCTCGGCGTTCGCATCCTCTACAGAGTTGAACTTGCCGAAGTGCTGGCCGGTCTTGCGGTAGCGCGCAATCGCCTGCTCCTCGGTCAACTGCTCGCCGTCGACGACGGTCGGGATCAGCACCTCTCTGCCGTCCTCCTCGAACGACATGGTGCGGATGGTTGACGTGGATCCGTCCGCGTTCTTCAGTCGCTTGAACGACTGCGCGGAGTCGATTGTGGCAGGCTCTGGCTCCTGCGCAATCGGCGAGAGGTTGTACTTAGACCAGGGGTCAGTTCCTTGGACCACTGGGCAATGCCTTTCGCTTCAACGCTGCCTCGTAGGCCTCGATGTCCTTCTCGGTGATCCCGTTCTCCCTCAGAGCTTTCCACACGTCCTCGTCGGTGCCGCCGCGCGCACCAACGGCCTTCCTGACGTAGTCGATGTACTCCCCCGCAGAGACCTTGGGCCCGCGCTTGCGGATGTGCATCTCGCCCTTCGGTGCGCGCTCAGCGCGGCCCATCGGCGTCGCCAGATTCGCGCCACCCGCGTCCGCCCCGGAAGCGGGCATTGGCTTCGCTAGATCCATTCCGCGAGCATCCACCGGTCTGGCGGGCATCGGTTCCGCCAGATCCGCGCCCTTGCGCTCACCGCCACCGCCCCACTCGCCGAAGATGATCTCGTTCAGCCCGCCGGGATCGGGGATTTGGCTGTCCTCCACGCCGTCCCACACGAGGTTCCTGCGGCCAGCTTCCTCCCTGACGAACGTCGGCAGCAGCGAATCGATCCGCTCCTCAACCTCGTCGACGGTGAGCTTCCTCTCGACGCCGTCCTCGACAGTCGTCGCCTCGGTCGCAAGGTATCGACGCGCCTTCTCTCTCGCGTCGGAGATGATGCGCGACTTGCGCCACTCGGGAGCTTTGCTCCACTGGCCCGGAGCCTCCATCTCCTTCTGCGGATCAGGCGTCGGATCGCCGTAGACCTTTGCCGCCAGATCGGACACGACCTTGCGCGGATCGGCGCCCCACGACAGCGCGAGCATGGCCTGAGCGCCGTACCCGGCCATGTTCTGCGGGAGTTGGCTGGCCAACTCCTGAATCTGGGTCATCGCCGCCTTCTTGTTGGCGGCGGTCATCGCCGCCTCGTCCGCGGCGGACCTGATCTGCCCGATGACCCCTGCGACCCTCTCAACGGAATCCGGGTCCTCGTCGAGCATCTCCAGCGCCTGCTGGACGCGCTCGGACATCTGCTGTGCGGCGGCCTCTCCGAGTTGGCCAGTCTCGACCATCTCGTTCAGCGCGGTGATCGCCGAACTGCCCGACTTGACCACGGCGTCGTACTGCTTGCGCTTGGACCTTTCGGCAAGCGCGGGGCCGTACTGCTCCATCAACGCTTGCGCGAGGCGAGGATCTTTTCTCGCTGCGATCTTGAACGCCTTCGAGAAGGCGTTGCGGTCGGCGACGGTCTCGTCGTCCTCACCTCGATACCACCGCTTGATCGCCTCCTCGTCGTTGTCGGGGCGCAAACGCGACTTGATGTCCTCGATCTCGCCGACCGCCGTGGCGTAGGCGTTGCGTGCCTCCTCGTCGCGCTTGCGCTCCTCAGCCTCTCGACGGTCAGCGTTTTCGAGCGCCTGCGTACGGGCTTCCTGCGCAGCAATGTCGGCCTTCCCCTTGCGGTAGGCCTGTCCACCCATCGCGGCCTGTCCCGCGCCGGCAAGTGCGTCGAAGAAGGAGGGCATTTTAGAAGATGCCGCCCAAGAAGTTGCCGAGCTTGGTTCCGCCGAGATTGTCGAGGAAGGACTCGACCCCGAAGCCGACGGCTTGCCCGTCGTACGGCTGGACCTCCTCGAATCCCCGACCCGCTCCGCTGTTGAAGAACGTCGACGAGTACCCAGGGCCGTGCCCGGTGTTCGCGACGACGTACGCCATCATGTCGCGCGCGGACTGATCTTCGATGCCAAGGTTGCCGCGCAGCAGCGAGTCCATGACCTGGGTCTCCTGCATGTCGAGGTCGCTGAGCATCGACCCGATCTGCGCATCCACGTCGGCGAGCGACTGTCCGACTTGGTAGTTGACGCCGGACGCCGCCTGCTGACCGAGGGTCGAGCCGTACAGGCCGCGACTCGCCATGCCCTGCTGCACGTCCGCCGAGGCCTGCTTGCCCTGCGCGCGCATAGTTCTCTTCGCGGCCCTGCCGCCCCTGCGCACATCGCGTCTCGCGCTCAGGAAGCCGCCCTCGGCGTTCTCCAAGAGCTTCCGCATGTACTCCTCGCGGATGCCGAACATGCCTCCGCGAGCCTGCATTCGCCCGAACGCACCGCCCTGATCGTGCTCGTCCCAGAGGCCGAGGATCTTGTCGCCCCGGTCCAGCGCCCGCGCGCCGGACCGCTTCGCCTCTTTCTGCGCGTTGTAGTTTCCGATGGCGCCAATGCCTGCGCCGATTGCCGCTTCCCACATGTCAGTAGACCTCCAGTAGTGCGTGGCGCAGCCAGATGGAAAGGCTGCCGCTGACCGCACCGTGCTGCACCGTCACCGCCAGTGCGCGTGCCTGAGTCATGTCGATGGTCGTCGACCCGCTCGACGAGAAGTGACGGTTCTGCGCGAACGGGTTCGAGTCGATGTCGCCGAGGCCGGTGGTGGTCGCGGCGACGTTGCCGAGGCGAAGGTGCCCCCACATCTCCTGGTCCGACGACGTGCCGAGCGACGCCAACACGATCTCGATCTGGAACGGCCGGATGGCCGGGTCGTTCGTGATGCCGGTGATGGCGTCGTCGTAGAGCGTCGTTCCGCCGAGTTTCACGCGCAGCGTCATCTGGCGCGCGAGCCCGGAGTCGTTGAGGTACTCGCCCAGCAGCCGCAGCCGCACGGTGCGCAGGTCGATCAGCGTGTATTCCGGCAGCGTGTAGGTGTACAGGGTCCGCTCGGTGTTGTCGTTGACGATGGCGTCCGCCGCATTCGTTGACGCCTGCCTGTGGAGCCCCCACGCGATGGGTGTGCCAAGACCGATGCCGCGCCCAGCTTCTTGCAGTTGCTCGGCGCCGGCAGACATCACCGTATCGAGCAGCGACGCCTGCCCAGGATCGACCTCTAGCTCTCCTGCCGTTCCGACGCCCAGCCCGTCGCCGGCCGACTTCGGAGCGCCGGCGCGCATCGAGGCCCGGTACGAGCGCGGGTCGTTGGGGCCCTTCGCGCCGATGCCGAAGTCCGCGAGCCCCCTGGGGATGCGGTTCTTCAGTTTCGATGTCAGGGGGTTGTTGGCCATCAGAACGCTCCAGCCCGGATCTTATCTCCCTGGCCAACGGTCAGCGAGATCGACTCCACGGTGAATCCGCCGCTCTTGTCCGAGTTCCTCAGGCGGACCCAGGCCGCCTGCCCCTTGGCCCGCACGGACGCCCGAGCGTTGGCCCCCGAGTAGAAGACCCCCGACGCCGCCGGGTTGACGAGGTCCAGGTCGGGGCGGTGGGACGTGTAGACCTCCCAGGCGCAGTCCCCGTCCGTCCCCATCGAGGCCCAGATGTCCCGCACGCGGATCTCCGAGACGCCGTCATCGGCGACCAGCGGACCCATGGTGGCGTAGGCGTCGATCCCCGAGGTCGTCGAGGTCCCTTGGTCGACGGTCGCCGTGCGGTCCATGTAGCGCACGTATCCGTCCTCGCTGCCGATCAGGATCGTCCTGTCGTCGGGGTCGTCGGCGTCGAACACGCACGCCGCGGTCGGCTGCACATCGGTGTCGGCGAACTTCCACGGCCAGAACCCCCCGTGCTTCACCGACACGAACCAGTGCTCGACCTCTGCGCCACCAACGTCGAAAGGCATGACCATGACCAGGACGCCGTGATGCTCGTGGTCGTACAGAAGCTGGACGTAGTAGTCCTCCAGGTTCACGTCGACGAGCCGCCTGTCGATGCGGTCGCGGCCAATGTTCTTGATCTCGCCGCCGTACGGATTCATCGCGTACAGGCCGCCGCGCGAGCCGAAGAAGTACACCTCGCCCTGGGGGCCAACGCACCAGCAGCGGCCGAACGAGCCGCCGATGCTGCTCGTGACTTGATCGACTGAGCCGCCGGCGGCCGGATCTCCGCGCACAAGGCTGATCGTGTGATCACCGAACAGGATCAGCAGGTCGTTCGAGTACGGACACATCGAGTTGATGATGTCCGCGACACCACCGATCTGCGGCATGGTCGTGATCGTCACAGCCTGGATCGAGGTCGGCGTCGGCGGGAACAGGTCCCAGTTGCGCGGGTCGCCGGACGCGCTCATGTGCAGGAGGTGCCGGTTGTCGGGGTCGCCCGACAAGCACGCGCGACCGTTCCAGAACTCGATCAGCGAGCAGCGCAACGGGATCGTGCCCGACGTGGTTGACAGCCACTTCGTCACCTCGTCCTCGACGGGGTCGTAGACGAGGTTCGACTCTCCGTCGACGATGAACAGTTCCGAGAACGCGCTCGCCATCTGGACGTACCTGGACGCCGATGCGATGACGCCACTGCCACCGGTCGGGACGACAGGGGCTCCGACCGGCGACTTCACAAGGCTGGTGCCAGCAGCGCCGACGACCGTGACCGAGCGTGTAGACCCACCACTGGACTGCGACGTGACCAGTCGGCGCCTCTGGTAGTCGGTGCCGTTCGACGCGATGTACAGGAACTCAGGCACGACCGGGGGCGTCGTCGAGTTCTCATAGTTCGGGTTGACCGGCGGAAGCGCCAGACCGAACACCGGGTTCGATGTGTCGTTGGCGACGCTGGACACCAACGTGCCCGGTCCCGCGGCGCTGAACGACTGCACCTCGTCGATGCCAAGGACGTGGATTGACATGGGGAACACACAGTGGATCGTCTCGAACTCGTCGATGGCGATGGGGTTGCAGTCAACGAAGACCGCGCCCACCGGGGTGTTCTTGCTCCACACCGATGACACCGTGCTGCCGTTGTCCGTGAATCGGCGCACCCAGACGTTGTCGCCTGCGTGCCCGTACCCGGTCGTGGCCACGATGTTTCCGCGTACACGCACGTTGGATCCGATGCCGCCGCCAAGCGCACCAACGGTCGATTGCAGCGTCCAGACAGTCGTCGCGCCGTCGGGGCTGTACTTGCGGCACCACTGATCGACAACGCCGCCCGTTCTGGCCCATGAGACGTAGATGTTGCCCTCGTCGCCGACATCGATTCCGCCAGCACTGTACGCGGTGCCGCCGCCGGTTGAGATGTCGAACGAGACGACGGCCTCGGTGGGCGCGACGGAGTCGTAGATGTTCTCGAACACGCGCACGCGCAGATCGCCAGACCCAAGTTCCTCCAGCGTGTACAGGCGACCGTTTTTCACGGCGAGTCCGTACACGGCGCCCGAGTTGTGCGGGGCAGCGCCGTTGTCACGCAGGGACCACGCCAAGGTGTGCTCGTTGTCCGGGCTCAACTCGTAGCGGATGATCCTCCTTCCGCCTGTGTTCGTGCCGGCGATGCCAACGAACACGTTGTCGAACTCGTCTACGAAGACAGGCTCGACATAGTTGTTCGCGCTGACCTTGGTGACGCTGATCGTCGAGATCAACGACAGGTCTGCGTTGTAGCGGTAGATCACGCGGCCGCCGCCACCGGTGGGCCTCGTCGTCGCGTACAAGTCCCCTCGGGGACTCGACACGATGCGGTAGCCGCCACCGATCAGCGGGGTCGGGTTGTCCGACGCATCGATGTCCGTGATGCCCGTGCCGATGTTCGAGAAGTCCGTGGTCAGGTCGTTGAACGTCACCGTCCCGAGCGCCTTGACCTTGTTCGCCCCGTTGAGCGCGGCGTTCGTGCGCTTCGTGAACCCAGGCCGCGACGAAAGGCGCGACCGTCCGGTCGCCTTGTCCGTCGACATGACGTTCTGCGCGTCGCGCGCGAACCCAGGCTGCGCCTCGCTGAACGCGGAGTCCTCGGACACCCCGTTGAGCGGCGGGAACAGCTTGATCGTCTGCATCAGGGCAGGTCCGCTACGGTGCCCTGCCCGGACCACCACGACATGTCGGACCAGGATCCGACCTGTTCCGCGCCGCCCCTGCCCGTGTAGCCGAATCCGGGCTGAGCCAGCGCGTCGTGGGCCTTCGCATCGAAGAACGTCGCTCCCGTGCGGATCTGCGCCATGCGCTCTCCGACGCTGCCGGACTCCTCGGACTCGTACCCCTTGGTCACCTCGCGCAGGATCTCCGTGTAGAGCGGCTCGATCCAGACCGGGATACTCAGGATGTCCGAGTCCTTCTCGCGCGGGCGCCAGCCCACGCTGTAGCTCACCGTCAGGAAGTTCGGCGCGCCGGTCGTCGGGTAGGGCCACAACTCGATGCGGTGCTGCTGCGCCCCGCCGCCGACCTTCAGGTTCTCCGCGGCGAACACCGCGCCAGAGTACGAGCCGACCACGGGCACAGTCTGCACCGCCCGAAGCTGCAGCAACTCCTGCTGGGTGACGAACCGGAACGAGGTCGTTCGGCCCTGAGTCGGCGACACCGCGCGGATGTGGCCGCCGTAGTCCGAGGGCAGCGGCACCGCGCGGTTCGCGTTGATGGTCACGCCGATGCCGGTCTCGTTCGAGTCCGAGATCGACTCCTTCAGCCGCACGCCGTTGTCGTTCAGCTTCTCCTCGATCACCACGTCGCGCAGGTCGGCGCCAGAGCCGCCGTCCGTGATCGTGAGCGTGTCCCCAGGGTAGTGCGTGTACCCCTGCGCGATGTTGGTGCCGGCGAGCACCTTGGTCGACGCCGTCCACGTCGCACCGGTGAACGACTGCGGCACGCGCACACTGAGTTGCACGGGCGGGATCTGCGCCCACGCCCAGGTGCGCATCGAGAGCAGGCGCCAGCCCGCCTCGTTCACATAGTCACGCGCCGGGAGCCCCGTCGTGCCATAGCCAGCATGGCGCACGACTTCGAGGGCTCGACCGACGGTGTAGACCATGAGTGTGTTGGCCGGGGACCGGGCTCATTCGTCCCGGTCCCCGGCGTGCGTGGACTAGCGGTCCTGCATCACGAGGATGTAGTCGATGGTCAGGACCATCGTGCCGACGCCGAGCGCGAAGCCGGCGAACAGCTTCGGCATCAGGGTCGTGGCGTCCGTGGGGAGGCCCGACTCGACGACATCGACCTTGGAGGGGCCGCTGCCGTCCTCCAGGTCGATGAAGAAGATGAGCTTCGAGTCGCTCATCTGGAAGGCCAGACGAACCCAGCCGTTGTTGGTCAACTGCTTCGTCGTCGCCGTCTCGGTGGCGTCGAGGACGGTGCTGATGAAGCTGGACCCGCCCTGACGCATGAAGCCGACGCGGTTCGTGGCCCCACCGATGGGGGCCACGTCGCCGGGCGTGGCGAGGCCAACGAAGAACTCGCCGTCCGCCACCGTGGCGTTGTTGATCCGCACGCGGGTCTCGAAGTAGAGCTTCTTGCCGGGCCCAGGCCCCGAGAAGCCGGCGCCGTTCGGTTCGATTCCGGTCTCACCGGAGGTCGCCGGGCTCTGGATGACGATGGCGCCGCCAGCCACGTTGTCCAGGCCCGAGACCGCACCGGGCGTGCCGCCGACCAGCGTCTCGAACCACAGGCATTCGTCGAGCGTGGCGTTCCCCGAATAGGGGATGAAGTCGTCGAACAGAACGATCTTGTCGGGCGGCCCCCAGGCGCCGGGCACCGGAACGTTCCACATGTGAAGGGTCATATCTGTGTCTCCTTGTGCTCTGGGCCTAGACCGAGGCGACAGCGTCGGTCGCGGGGCCAACGATGACGTGACGCTGCAGCGCA